ACAATGAAAATGTATCTGCTGTATCAAATTTACCTATTTTAGAAGTAGATGATTTAGACAATGGTGACGGTGAAATAAAAGTCATTCAATTACATGAATTTAATTTAGAAGAAATTAAACCTGAAATATTAGAAGTCAATGAATTACCTACAATTGTGGAAGATAAGCACAAGATGAATATACATATTATTGATAATAGTAACAGTGATAATGATAGTGATAGTGATAGTGATAGTGATAGTGATAGTGATAGTGACGATGAGAGTACCAATGAAAATGATAGTAATATTCAACATACAAATGATCTTACCGACTCATTACAAAGCAAACCTATATCCTCTATTAATAAGATACCATCCGCAAAAGAAATGATGCTTGGTGATGAATCTATTAGCGAAAATGTTCCAACTGATTTAAAAACATTAACTTTACAGAAATTAAGGCAAATGGCACTAGAAAAGGAACTTATTCAGGCAGGTAGCAAAATGAATAAAAAGGATTTGATTAAGTTAATTGGAGAATCGTCGAAGTAAAATTGTAAATACATTTTCTCTCTACGTATATATATACAATGAGTTGGGGTACATGTTACGCCGGATCAAATAATATTCATTTTGACTTTCCACCTATAATGACTGATGGAAGAAATTACGCAAAGTGGCAACCTGGAGCAGTTATTAACGAGCAAATCAGACAAGAGAACAATATTAAATCAAATTGGCAATACAGGCAATATTTAACAAAAAACGCGGATGCTGTTATAAAAGCAAATCAGTTAGAGGCATGTGATGAATGTTGTTATTGTCCCGCTTTAAGAACAGGAGAATCAGTTCCAAATACTCCATTTTTATACAAATCGTGTATGGAGAAATCTCAACCATATGGATACGAAAATAGTGATTTAAAGAATGTTTATCTCTCTTCTTATCAACTTCAAGCTAGAATGGTTGCTCCAGCAATTACACAAGAACAGTTATTACAACAACGATATCCTAATCCAAATTAAATTACCAAGCTTGTGGTCTTGTATTACACCAACATCATATGAAATAACTAACAATAATAGTCAAATAAGTAATTAAACAATGTATTGTAGTATAAAATATTACAATACATAAGTAATGAAAATACTAAGTATAGATGTGGGGATCAAGAATCTGGCCCTTTGCTTATTTGACATTGAAAACAAAGAAAATTATGAGGTGCTTAAATGGGACGTAGTGAGTCTATGTAATGAAAATGTTGTAAAATGTTCATGTGGCAAACTGGCCAAATACTGTCATGGTGACATAGTTTGTTGTAAAAAACATTGTAAAGACATTGAATATTCCATTATTCCAAAAGAATTAGAACTTCATAAATTGAAAAAGATGAAAATCAACGTACTGAAAGACCTTTTAACTTGCCATCAAATTGAATTTGATTCAAAGAACAGCAAAGTTCTTTTATTAGAATACTTACACGATATGTTACCAAAGAAGTTTATATTACCGTTTTCAAATACAGTGAAAACAACCGATTTGAGTCTAATCGATATTGGTATTAATTTGAAAAAAACATTGGACGAGTTATATGGAGACATACATATAGATACGGTTATTATTGAAAATCAAATTAGTCCGATTGCGAATCGCATGAAAACGTTACAAGGTATGATAGCACAGTATTTTATAATGAAAGGAATTCGTGATATTCATTTCATATCTGCAGCTAATAAATTAAAGGAATATGTATCTAAAAAAACGACCTATTCAGAGAGAAAAACAATGAGTATTGAAATATGTGAAGAGTTGTTAATTAATAACGAACAGTTCGGAAAACATTTAGAGATGTTTCATACCCATAAGAAAAAAGACGATTTGGCCGATTGTTTTTTACAAGGGATTTGGTATTTACGAGACAAGATAATATATAATTAATGTGTTTGATTTAAAATTAAAAGTTCTAGTTAAAACATAATAATGGGAGAACCAGAAATTATTGATATTAGTAATTTTGATTCTGGAAATACAATTAATATATCTAATTCAGTACATGATTCAATTGATATAGGACGTAATAAATCGACTAATTTTGGTTCAGGTATTGAATTATTAATGAATGATAAAAAGAAGAATTCTATGGGTAGTAGAGGAGGTGGATTATCTAGTGATATAGACGTGAATGATTTAAACAATTTAGAAGATGAGTTAAATGAATTAACCGAACCGAAGAAAAGTATTAAATCGGCTAGATCAAATATGTTTTCTAGTTCCTTTAAGTTAAATGATGGTCCAGAACTAGACGATGAACCGATTGAATATGATGAGCCTGAAAGTTTAAATTTAGGAGCTTCTACAAAAAAACAATCAAGCGAAGAAAAACATACTTGGGATGGTTATGGAAAATTCAATGATGTACCAATCAATCCGGATATTACAAAATCTCAAGCAGAGCCAAGAATGAGTAAAGAAGAAACACTTAAAGAAAAATTTAGTTATCTTCAGAAATTAGAAGATTTAGAGAGAAAAGGAGTAAAACTTACGAAGAAGTATGATATGGAATCTAATTTACTTGAGATGAAAGGAGAATATGAAACAATTGTGGCTGAGAAAGAGAAGAAAAATGCTGTGAAATTTCAAGGAAAAATGCTCATGGCATGTATTACTGGACTAGAATTTTTGAATAACAAATTTGACCCATTTGATGTAAAATTGGATGGTTGGTCAGAACAAATTAATGAGAATATTGATGATTATGATGAAATTTTCGCTGAATTACATGAAAAGTACAAGTCAAAAGCTACTATGGCACCTGAATTGAAACTCTTATTCCAATTGGGTGGAAGTGCTTTAATGGTTCATATGACAAACAGTATGTTTAAATCAGCCATGCCTGGTATGGATGATATTATGCGTCAAAATCCTGACTTGATGCAACAATTCACAAGTGCGGCCGTAAATTCAATGGGACAGACAAATCCTGGACTAGGTGGTTTTATGGGGTCTATGATGCAAGGGCAACAGTCACGCCCAACCCAACAACAACAACAACAACAACAACAACAACAACAACAACAACAACAGCAACAGCAACAGCAACAACCACGATATGACCCTAACCAACAATTTATGCCTCAATCAAACGGTGCCCCTCCACCCCCAATTGCTACCCAAGGACCCAATTCCGTTCCTCCACCAATAAGACCAGGATATGTTCCTTTATCAAACAGACCTGATATTAATGCCAGTCGCGATATATCAGCAGCAGAAAAATCCACTATACGTCCTGAAATGAAGGGTCCTAGTGATATTTCAAATATTTTATCTGGACTCAAAATGAAGCAGACTGAGGTAAATATTCAGAATGATAGAGACGAAAAAGGTAGTACGATTAGTATTAGTGAGTTAAAAGAGATGCAAAACGACAACATGCCAATTAGATCAAAGCGTCGTAAGTCAGAGCGTAATACTGTTAGTCTAGATATTTAAACACACAAATTAATAAAAAATAATTAAGATATTACTAATTGTATAATATATTATTTATGTTTTATTACCATTCCAAGATATATTACGACACCTACATGCGATTTTTTGAAATTGACCAACTGAATGTACCATAATTATATTATAATATTTACTTTCCTGGCGATATCGTTTAAAAGCGCATTTAAGGAAGGGTGTTTCGTCTGCTGAAATACCTTTTGTATAAATCTCATTATATTCACAATATACAATACCAGAATTATCCCATGCGCGATATTTATTGTACCAATCAATTATAATATCTTTGAAGAGTGAAATATATGGAAATGGTTTTTGGTCTTTACATTCTACATATTCGGCTATATAATACTTTAGTTCAGGAGGCAATCTTTCTAGACGACTTTTGTTATGCGACATATTAGTTACGATTTATGCTATACTTGTTGTTTTACATAACAATATTTTATAAAACTAACGATCAATTTTATAAGTAATAAGTAATAAGTAATAAGTAATAAGTAATAAGTAATAAGTAATAAGTAATAAGTAATAAGTAATAAGTAATAAGTAATAAGTAATAAGTAATAAGTAATAAGTAATAAGTAATAA